TGTTTAATAATCTATTCGTAGAAAAGTATAGACCGCAAACATTATCAGATTTGGTATTATCTGATAGTAATAGAAAGTATTTTGAATCTATTACTGATGAGATACCGAATCTACTCTTTGTCGGTACACCGGGTTTAGGTAAAACGACTCTAGCTAGAATTCTTGTTAATGATGTGCTAGAGTGCCAATATCTTTATATTAATGCATCAGATGAAAATGGTATTGATACCATTAGATCTAAGGTAGTTGGCTTTAGTCAGACTATGTCTCTCGATGGTAAACATAAAGTAGTCATCTTAGATGAGGCAGATGGTATTACCATTGATGGGCAACGCGCACTACGTAATACAATGGAAGAATATAGTAGTATGACTCGGTTCATTCTTACTGCGAATTATAAGCATAAGATTATACCAGCTATTCAAAGTAGAACACAATTCTTCGATCTCATCCCACCGTTTGATGATGTGGTAAAGCGTGTTGTAGATATTGTTAAACAAGAGGGTATTAAGATTGAACCTGATCAGAAGGCTAACTTCGTTAATGTAATTAAGCAGAGTTATCCAGATATTCGTAAGATTTTAAATAGTATACAAAAAGCTACTATTAATAGCGTATTTACCGTCGATCATAGTGTCGATAATAAAGATATTATCAATGTGATTCATAAACACGTTACATCTAACGAAGTTCTAAAACTACGTAAACATCTAATCGAGAATGAAAACGAGTTTCAAGGCGATTATCACAATCTTATGAAACAATATCTAAATTATGTATATGATTCTAGTTTAGATGACAATAAAAAACGTCAATATATAGTGACTATTTCAGATCACATGTATAAAGACGTTTTTGTACTAGATAAAGAAATTAACGCGTTTGCTTGCTGGGTTAATCTTGAGAAGATTTAACCGTTAATTGGCATATACTGTGCAGTATAATTTTCATTAACTGCAGGTGATTTTGTCGCTGGTGATGAAGGAATCTTAGTATTTTGCGTTGGGTTTGATAATTCTGATTTCTTAACTGAATCACCTTGCTGGGTCATTCTGGTAATTTCAATCTCGTCTTCTTCATCAACTTCTTTAGGATCTATCTGAACTTTATTATCATATACTGTATCAGGATCAATAGGATGTCTATTACTATCTACTGTTTCAATAGGCTCAAGCATATCACTTGTAACTGTAACTTGACCTTGCTGATCTGTTAAACCATTTGCTAATTCTTTTGCAACGGTAATATAGAAAAAATTACCCCTATTATCATCGTTACCAGGAGCAGATGAAGGATATTTCGTGGTTATATTTTTCACTAAATAATTACCATCTGAATCAAAATAATCGTCTATATAATTTTGTTGTGCTTTATTTTGAGATTTGTAGCCTTCTTTAGATTTATAATCACTAGCTAATTTAACTAAACCACCAGTAGTGAAGCCGCTATTCATTTGTTTTTGAATATTTTCTATTAAATTTAAGAATTTCTTTGCCATAATATATTTATATTTATGTTACTTATTAGTTTTTTCTATCATTTTCCGGTGAAACTATATTAGTTTAAAAAAGTATTATGTATAAATATTCATATGTTAATCGAAGATAGTCTTCAAGATAGAAATATAGTAGATATATTCGCTAATTTTGATACAACAGCAGTATTGGATCCAGAAAGAGACTACTATAACTTACCGCAAAATGGATTACCTGTACTTAATCAAATTACAGCTAGTACAAGATTAATAATAAACAAAAATACTCCAATTGATAGGTTAGCCATATCAACTACAGGTATTGATGGTATTGGTTACGATGATAATATCTTCAATTTAGATAATAATTATTTTAAAAATCAAATAATTTATTTTACTGTAAGGGTTAAAACTGCAAATAATTACCCTGCAAAATATGTCAATAATTTATCATTAGGTGATGGTAGAGATACTAATGATACTGTTTTCTTAGAGTTAGTAGATAGTGATGATATTACTTTAACAACAACATTTTCGAGTGATTTCGGTAGTTTATCAGCTGATGTTTTAGGTGGTTATTTTAAAGGTGCTTTCCAATATAATAACACTGATAATAATATTAAACTAAAAGCAAGAGTTAGATCTAATAACGTTATTATAAGAGGTGAAAGTAATTTATTTAACATTATACCTGCTGTGAGTGGTAAAGATTTTAGAAAAATAAATGAAGATAATGATCAGCGTGAAAACTTCTTAAGCTATCTGTATCAACCAAATTTAAAAAATAACCCTAAATTCTTTACCGATATCATTGGTCAAATTGTAGGTGATTCAGTTGACCCTAATACATTAGGGGTGAAGGTATATGAAAAAATATCTAACTTTTTATTAAACTCAAATGATATAGATTATGCAAATATAGATAATTTAATAAGTAGTTTAAAACTTATAGATAGTAATGTAAATAAGTTTTCAGAACAATATCCAGCAAGTTTAAAAAGAATAGTAGATTTTTTCAGTGTTAGTAGATCTAAAATAAGACCAATTAAAAATTATTTCAATCAAAGTTTTGATAATAAAGGTAGACCTAGTACTGGTTTAGGTAAAAATCTTGGAAGTGAAATTAGCATAACCGATACGTTATCAGGAGGGGTTAATTTTAAACCTATAGTTGCTTATGAGAAATTCAGTCAAAGATACTATTTGCTGAATACTGATCCCACAGGTTCGTATGATTTTAGATACGCGCGTACATTTGCAAATTTAATAGGTATAGAAAGTGGAGATATTCTCGGAACAGAGACATTTAATAGTATAGGTACCGGTACTATATTTGATAGTCAAACCTTTGAAATATCTTCTTACAATACAAACTGGGGGTGGGGATTAGATTTACCGGTAGGTGTTGGTAATTTTACTTATATGCTTGATGAGTCTGGTAATAATTTGATTTTAGAAAATGATTTTAGAATTTTAAATGAACAGGGTGGTATATCTACAAATCAAATACCTAAATATTATACGTTCTACGAATATATTTCATCTATCGATAATAGCAATATATTTGCATTTTATGATGATAAAAATATAAACTCTAATATAGATTTAACCACGTTAAGTGGTATAGATAATAGTATAGATGAAATTATTCTAAAAGATATTTACTCCGGAACAAATTTAATTTAGATTTGATAATATAGTTTAAAGATTTAAATAAGTGTATCAAATTGATATATTAATTTCATTATAAATATTAATAGATGTCTTTAACACCTTCATATAAAAATTTCGATAGCCTATCACCTATATATTTTCTGGACCCTAATGGTAAAATAGATTTTATAAGTGAAGATAGATATACTCTACAGGGTTTAAATTTATTAACTTATAATATCAATAAAAGTGCTAATGATAGTTTTGTTAAAAATTACACTGTTAATAACCTAATTAAAGATAAAAATTCAAACGATATTTTTAGTTTACGTGAGGTAAAAGGTGTACAAGATTTAAACACTAAATTAAATTTTAAAACAACACAAAATACACTTAGTGCAACATTCTTTCTCCAAGCTTTAACAACAAGAAATGATGATGATTCTATTATTACATTTAACATAGATATTACTGATGTTAATGGTGAGAAATTTTTAGTAGATTTTTTAGGTAATGACATTTGCACTGTATCATTTATCGACGGTAAAATTAAAAAGTTTTTATATGACGATGGAGGCGATGCATTAGTTTTTAAATTTATTGACAATATAGTTGCACCAGCTTCAAGTTACCAGTTTAATTATTATTTTGATAATAACAATAATAGGTTAAGACTTTTTAAAGATAATAAAGTTGTAACGAATGTTATGACAATTTTAGTTACTGATACCCAAGTTATTTCGACAATTGATGGTGAGGAGCAAATTATAACTGTACCTCTTTCATCTACAATTAATTCTATAGGTTTATCGTCAATAAACGAGCAAACGTTATTAAATGGTACCATTGGTACAGATAATAAAATCGAAACTTTGCAAAGAGATAATATAGATCAATTCACATATTACGATTTTCAAAATAATTATGATATATCAGGTGATACAGTATCTGGTATCAAATATGATTTTTTAACATATTATACATATAACAATATAGGGGAAAGTAACCCCTATGATAATATCTATGGTTTAGCATTTCCAAATCTATTACTACCGCCTGGTGGTGGCGGCGGCGGCGGTGGCGGCGGCGGTAGCGGCGGCGACGGTGACGATGGTAGTGGAGGTGACGGTGACGATGGTAGTGGAGGTGACGGTGACGATGGTAGTGGAGGTGACGGTAGCGGAGGTGGTGGCGGCGGTAGCGGCGGCGACGGTGACGATGGTAGTGGAGGTGACGGTGACGATGGTAGTGGAGGTGACGGTGACGATGGTAGTGGAGGTGACGGTGACGATGACGGTAGCGGCGGCGACGATTGTGGAAGCGGCAAGTATTTCAGCGCCTACTCGCTAGGTAGCGATCTCGGCGAAGTTCGTTACCTGATGAACTCAGGTTTGTCAGGCCCGGTAAACCCGAGTTTGTCGGGTGAAAAGTTCATCGACATTACCAATTACCGACGCTCCAAGTTCCAAAACTACGAAGGCGCTTCGGGACTGACCTTCTATCGCGGTGATATCATAACTCAAGTCACGCTCAACCCAGCATTCGAACAGCCCCTACTCCTCTTTACCGAATCTAATGGCGTGCTACAAATCGAAGATGCGGCAAGTGTGTATCCCGGCGGCAACCTGCGCTTCATGAACTTCTTGCCGCATCAGCTCTTTATCTGGTTCGGCGAAACCGGCGCAACCGGCGCAACAATCGAACCATTCGGCATCGTTGACTATCAGGCCCAAGATGAAGATTTCGGCAATCTTCGCGTCCGGCTGGCGACCTCGAGTGACGAACTCAAAGATATGCGCATCTTCCCAAACAAGTTACAGCATAACATCTACTTCATCTTTCAGCCCGACCTAGATAAACCTTACACAAAAATCAAACTGCTGACCGAAAAGCCGAAGCCGGACTGCGGCTAGCCGTAGTGATGCCGGTGGTCGACTTTTGGCATTTATTAACTTCTTAGATAAATATATATATAACCATGCCTATTAAACTAAACATTTTAGAACCTGTTAGGGATCAAAGAGAAGATATTATTTATAAAGATATTGATTTAAATGTTAACGTAGGTATAGTTAGAGGTGATAATGCTGCAAGTCCAGAAAATTTAAAAGATTTAAATACATCAGTAAATTTTGAAGCAATTAAAAATTCATTAATAAATTTAATTACTACATTCCCTGGTCAAAAAATATTAAATCCAGAATTTGGTATGAATTTTGGTGATCTTCTTTTCTTACCGGTATCTAAAGCAAGAGCTACAGTTATCGGTGAAACGATAAACAATACATTTGTAGGTTTTGAGCCAAGAATACAAATTACATTTATTGAAGTTGTTGCTGATATCGAAAACCAAGAATACGAATTAAACATTGAAATTAATATACCAGAGTTTAACAATAACCCTCTCAACTTAAAAGGTCGTTTGAACAAATCTGGTTTTTATAGTTATTAATTAAATATAATTATGGCATTAAAAAATTTAACCGATTTTACTTTATCAAGGGACGGATACGCTGCTTTTGATGCAAAATCACTGAAAGAATTAATTCAAACAAGACTTAACCAGGGAGGTATATATACTGACCAGTCATTTGAGGGTAGTAATATGTCATCTATTATTGACGTTATTGCATATAGCTACCACTTGTTACTTTTTTATCTAAACCAGACTTCAGCTGAAACTACATTTACCGATACTAGCATATATGAAAATATGAATAGAATCGTTAAGTTGATTGATTATAAACCAAAAGGTTTTCAAACATCATTACTTTCTTTTGATATGACTGCGAGCAGTGAATTGCCAGTAGATGCATATACAATTAAAAGGTATAGTTATTTTGTTGCTGGTGGAGTTTATTACTCATTTATAAATGATAGTACTTTTAATAAGACAGTTGCGGGTGATCAAGCATTGCAAAATTTTTCTAGTGAAAATATTTTAAGAGAAGGTCAGTATATTGAATACCCACAGGTATTTGCATTAGGAGAAGATTTTGAATCTGTACCATTAGCTGTAAGAAGCAGTGATGATAATGTTGAAATAAACATTGATAGTGATTCAATTGACGTTTATATTCAAGATGTTAATACCGGTAAGGTAGTAGAATTTACTGAAACTTCTAGTTTATTTTTAGAAGGTCCAGACTCTACAGTTTATGAAAAAAGATTGAATGAAAACGGTGTTTATGAATTTAAATTCGGTAATGGTGTTTTCGGTAAAAAATTAAATGAAGGTGATAGTATTTTAATATACTATATTCAAAGCTCGGGTAATATTGGGGTTATTTCACCTGGTGTTTTAGATGGTAATAATATAAATTTTTATACTACACCAAGATTTACACAAATTAGTAATGACATTTACAATAATACTTTTAATTTTATTACAGTTAATCAGATACCTTTTTTAAGTTTTTCAAATACATTACAATCGACTGACCCTGTAGAAAAGGAAGACGTTGAAAGTATTAGAAATAATGCTTCAAAAAACTTTCAACTTCAAAATAGAATTATTACGCTAAAAGATTATAATAATTTTCTTGAAACTAATTTTTCCCAAATCCTTAAATCCTTCAATGTTGTTAATAATGATGATTACGTTGATAGTTATTTAAATTATTTCTTGAATATCGGTTTAAATAAACCAAATGACGATGGTAGGGTTTTATTTAACCAAGTTAATTTCAATTCTATCAATCAAGCAAATAATGTTTATTTATTTTTAGTATCGAAATTTAACAATGTTGATGTTAATGATAATCTTAATTATGTATCGACATCTCAAAAATCATCTATAGTTAATTCTTTTCAAGATCAGCAACAGGCTAATGTAAATATTGTACCTGTTGACCCTGTTTATACATCATTCAGTTTAGGTGTAAGAACCGGTGAACCATCAGAAACAATTACTAAAGATATATCTGAAGAATCATTTTTAGTAATAAAAAGAGATGTTTTAAGTAATACTAGTACCCAAGCTTTAAAAGAAAGAATTAATAATATATTTGTAAATTATTTCGAAGCTTTAAACCTCGGTGATTTGGTAAGTTTAAAAGAATTAAGTAATCAAATTTTTAGTGTTGGAGGTGTTGATGATATCCGTACAAGGAGAATCACTAATAAAGTAACAGTTAATGAAGTCGAAGGTATTAATCTAATTGTATATAACCCTATATACCCACAGAATGATATAGAATTAATTTCAAGTGATTTATTATTACCATTTTTTAAATACCCGTATTTAAAAGGTAAATCAATATTATCTAATATTATTATAGAGAATTCATAATATGTCGTACAGTTTCAATAAAGACTACAGCGCATTATCAGGTATTGCAGTACCTTTGGATATATATGATAGAAATTTCAATCTAGCTTTATCTAATACATCATCTACCTCTATCACAGGTAATTGTATTTATTCAGGTAAATTAGGAGGAATTTATGCTGTACCAAATTTTTTAACTGCTGATCCTACTATTTCTGATACTGACTTTTTTATAGACTTTGGCGACGGTACTATAGTTGAAAATGATTTATCTGCATTTCATGAATATAAAACATCCGGTAATTTCCCCATAACGCTAGTTGTAACTTCGAGCGCTGGTTATCTTTTTAAGTCGCAAGATAATTACATGCTAAATGTAAAAGACCCGGTACCTGATAAAATTTTTATATCTCAAGATAATACTCAACAAAATGAAAGTGAAGGCACGGTAAAATTTTTTATTACTAGATTTAACACATTAAACACATCTAGAGCATTATCTGCTAATAATTATAAAATAGATTTAAGTGTTAAAGGTAATATTTCACCCCTACAATTAGAAAGTGAGTATTTAAATAGTAAGGACTTTCAATACAAAAATAGAAGTTTTTTCTTTACTTCACCTGATTCAAATTTCAAAGTAATAGATGGTGTAGAAACCAGTAGTGATTTTATTTACGGTAAACTTATATCAGGTCAATTGCAGGTATCGACTACTTCTGCTGCTGATACATTTCTTTTAGGTACATCTGGGTTTGGAACATTTCATTATTACGAACCAAGTTTTTTTTTCTAGAACCCTTTTTTAGTCTATCAGGAAATAAAAGAGAAGTTAATGAAGGTGGTTCTGCTGTAATTAGTTTGGATACGCAAAATGTTGAAGATGGTACAATCATACCATATACCATTACAGGGGTTGATGAGTTAGATATTGAAGAAAGTTTAACAGGTCATTTCACTATAAATGATAATACATCGTTTATAACTTTAAATATAGCAGAAGATTTACATACTGAAGGTGATGAATTATTAACCTTGACCCTCGATAATGGTAGAAGTAGTTATAATCTATTAATAAGAGATACTTCACAGTCCCTAGTATTATCATATGCATCAACTTTAGATAATTTTTCCCTTAGTGGTGTAATAACTACAGGTTCATCAACAACATATGCATCAACTTTAAATAACTTTTCTATTGCTGGATTAGGGCCTCCTATGCCTACTACTCAATTATATGCATCAACTTTAGATAACAGTACTATTGCACCAGAAGATATCGTTAAAAAATATGCATTTACTTTAGATAACAGTACTATTGCACCAGATATCGTTGAAAAATATGCATCAACTTTAGATAACAGTACTATTGCACCAGAAGATATCGTTAAAAAATATGCATTTACTTTAGATAACAGTACTATTGCACCAGAAGATATCGTTAAAAAATATGCATTTACTTTAGATAACAGTACTTTAGCACCACCGGTGGCAGTGAAATATGCATTTACTTTAGATAATAGTACTTTAGTACCAGATATCGTTAAAAAATATGCATTTACTTTAGATAACAGTACTATTGCACCAGATATCGTTGAAAAATATGCATCAACTTTAGATAACAGTACTATTGCACCTTAAATTAATTGTAATTTATTAAATAATATTATGATTGCTCTAACTAAAAGTGGATATAAAAAATTTATCGAAGGTACTCTACATATATCAACTGATGTAAAAGTTGCTGTGCTAGCGACAGGAATAACTAATAATACGTTTACAACATCTAACGTAAATACGTATCGTTCTTCTGCTAATACAAATTTACCTGAATACTCGATTGATGATTTTTCGTTAAATTATATACCATATTCTAACGAACTGTTAGTTAGAGGGCAGGTAAATATTGATACCATGGACTTTGTTGCAGGTGGTGATACACCTATTGGCAAGCAAGCAGCAGTAATAGATACTACTGATAACGATGACGTTATAGGTATGATTTTTCTTTACCAGGATGCTGATCCCATCACATATTCAGCATTAAATTCAGCCCCTGTTAATATTGATTATAGAGTTGGGGGAATGTCAAAACTTCAATTTAAAAATCGGTATAATCAAGTCGCAGCCCGTTATAAGATACTTGGAGGGTCAACTTCTACTAACTATGCTGACACCTTCCCACAAAGTTTTACAAAATTACCAATTTTCGACAGTACTGTTACATCTAATATGTTAACTGATTTAAAAATAGCATTATTATCTTCTACTACTGGTGATACTTCTACTGTTTTTCGACAACAAATGTTTAATGATAGTAAAACATTGTCATCATTAGATAGTATGGATAGTTCGAGCAGTTACCATTATGTTAGTGGTGGATATACATTCAGAAATCTAGGTATAGGTTCAACGTATGCTTGTTTAACTGCTACTGATTCAACTATCTATATTCCCGGGTTAACAGAAAATAACTCTCGATTTTTTGCAGTTGTATATTTTGAAGATACAAGCATGGCTGGTAATGATGTTATGTCAGATGTATATAAACAAAATTCATATATATTGAGTACAATACAAAACCTAGACGTGACCGATATTAGATTTCCTTTTAAGCAGTCTGTTATTATTGATGCATTTTTTCTAAATGGAGTTGTTGACGACAACAGAGAACAGAGTGGTACCCTAGCACTCAATAATGTAGTAGGACCAGGGTTTACTAATAGTAATTTAAATGATGATTTTACTACTTAAAAAATGCTATAATTTTTTAAGTTCTTTTACCTCTTTACCTAATCTCTTTACCTCTTCAATTAATACAGGTATTAGACCGATATAGTCCACTGAAAGATAACCGTCATTAGTTTCATGAACTAAAGTCTTATCTATTTTATAAAGATCCTGTGCAATAATACCTTTTCCTTTACCTGATCTTTTTGATCTTTCATTCCAATCAAACTCATAACCGGTTAAACTATTAATATAATTAGTAGATTCAATAGGTAATAAATTATCCTTTAATCGATTATCAGATGTACTGAATGCTATAATATCCTCTGTAGATCTAATAGTACCGGTTACAGTTAAATCTCCGTTTATACTGGTATCACCGGTAATATTAGTATCCGCTAAATTTGAAATCCCAGCAACGTTAATGGTATTATTAAAACTTATTGCACCGTTAAATACACCTGTACCATTCAATCGAAAATTAGTCCCGGTCAACCCTCCAGTTATTGTATCACCGGTAACATTTAAATTATTATCTACCGTAGCACTACCTTTAACACAAATATTATTATTTGTTGTTATATCACTACAAACTAACAATGCTGTACCGACTGTTAATGAACTATCGAATGAAGATGCATTTGATGTTGTACCTAAACTTAATGCAGTGTTATTACCTAAACCATCTGTTATTCTATTAGATGTAGATAGAGAATTATTATCAAAAGTTTTTAGTAACCCTTCATACGTTTCATTAATATTTTTTCCTAATAAACTAGCCATTATTTACCTTCCAATGTTTTAATTCTATTATTTAAACTTTTAACTTCTTCAATTAGGTATGGTATCAATTTTAAATAATCTACCGATAAATAACCATCTTCATTTTCTCTAACCGCTGATGGTATTAATTCTTTAACTTCTTGTGCTATAACACCAACACCTTCACCTGTTTTACCAGACTTTTCATCCCAATCATATGTATAACCATTTAAACTATTAATAATATTATTCGAATCATCAATTTTAATAATATTGTTTTTTAACCTTTTATCAGAAGTAAAGAACGCTGTTATATCACCGGTCGCGTTAATAGTACCATTAACATTTAAACTACCATAAACACTTGTATTACTACAAATTGTCGCACCTCCTTTAAGAGTGCTTGTACCTTCAACTGTTATATTACCACAAACGTTAGCATTAGAATTAAATGTAGCTGGGCATGTAAAATTTGCAATATGTAAATTTGTCACACCACAAATTGTATTAATACCAGATTCTGCAATTACAGTAAGCTGATCTTCTATATACACACCACCATTACATACTTCAAGCAATTTACCATTTGTAAAATTACCATCTTGACCATCAATTATTGTAGGGCCGGTTATTTTCGCTCCAGCATTTTGTATACCGATTCCTAATGAAGATGCCTGGCCATTACCATCAGTTAAAAGTGCAAGTGCATTTGGACAACTAGTTCTATTAGGGTTGCTAATTACCGCAGGCTGGTTTCTATCACCACCAATTGTAAACGGTAAGATATCATTATCTGCTATTTTTATTAAAGCAGGGTAAGTAAATGCTATAATTTCGCCACCTAATCCAGTTATACTAGCCATATATATTATTTATCTAATATAACTGTCTTAGAAGGTGGTATTCTTTCACCTCTTCTAATTGTTTTAATTACATCTATTAATTTATTTTGGTAATTAAAAATATTTATCAATACTCTATTTAACGTGTTACCGTTTAACGTTTCATTAATACCAATAAAATACTGCTTCTGATCAGTTAAATTTAAACCTTCTTTATCATCGTAACTCATTTCTATAAAGTCTTTGAATCTCAAATAACCTTCTGTAACCGTACCTACAGTATCAAACTCTGCTAATATTTGTTTATTTAAATTTGAGCTTAGAAGATTTAAATTATATAAGTGTCTATATAATGTAGAATTTAACGAAATATTATTAAAAAATTCATCATTTATAAAAATTTCACTCTTTTTATAGAAATTAGGTGTTTTTGTATTCAATAAAGAAACAGTATCATTATTTTCTTGGAAACTCATTATTCTCCTATTAGTCCATAGCAATAATTTATCTTTATTTTCTACATTACTACCAATGATATTTAGACCACCTGGAGGTAATGTAAAAATATCAAAATCTGGTAAATCATCCCATTCAACTTTATATGCAGAAAATTTATCAAAAACAGTATTCCATAAACTAACGGAATCAAAAGTTACATCTATTGTAAATCTTTCTATTAATTCACTTTGTGAATTTACAAAATATTTGTATATATTTTTATTTGTTTGTAGATAATAGATATTACTATCGTTTTCAGAAAAAACTATCTTTCTCGGTTCTTCAAAAGCTTGTATTAATGGTATTTGAAATTCAAAAGGATTTTTTGTAAATGTATATCTATCCACCTCATTAAAATTATTAGCATCTAAAACGATTACAATAAATGTTTTAGTTAAAACATATAACAAGTCAAAGGTATTATTATATGTCATACTAATAAATTCATTTTCTGTGAAAAAATTAGTATTAGCATATTTTATTTTAAACACAAATTCATCACTAAACTTTTTAATAGTGTTATCGATTTCATCAAAAACGAAAATATTTCTATTACCATATTCTATGTATGAATTACCGTTAAAGTTAGTATCTGAATTACCTTCACCGCCGATCGTATCTAATAATTTAATTTTTCGAACACCAGTTCTATCTTTATTAACAATAGTCTTAATATCAGTTTTTAATACTTGTTGTCTATCTCTATCATTAATATATAAAACATTATTATTTTTATCTGCAGCAATACTTGTTATATTTAAAAATTTAAGTTGTTCATCAAGCCCTAAACCATCAGCACTTAAAACAAGATCAAATTTTGTATTATTTCTGTCAAGTTGATATGTAAATAAATATGAACTTGTACTAATAAATAAACTATACTCATCTGCAGATTTAGTGCTTTCTATCGTAACGGTATTTAAATTATCTGTATATTCTAATTGCTTATTATAACCTGATAAAGATACTAAACTAGGATCGAGACTTCCAGATATAAATCTAACATTTGATTCTACCCATTCCCATTGTGTACCGTTAACGGTACTTGATAATATAGCATATCCGTCAAATGTATCTGGTACTAAAGGATCTTTGATATTGTTAAATCTATAAAGATCGATAAAATTTTCATATAAAAGATTTAACTTAAAATTAATCGAATTTTTATTTATAATTTCATTAGGTTTAAAAATTATATCATCCAATGTATATGATGGGTTCAATGGGTTAAAGATAGATCTATCAAAAAACTTCGTCGAATTTATTATATCTGTGTTAATATTCTCAACTATTGATAATTCATCTTGTTGTAAATCTTTTGTTTTATAAAAAATGCCATCCTTAGAATTAAAGTAACCGGTGTAATATACACCATCGAATGCAAAGTCTCCGAGGTCTGCAAAACCTATTTTTTTCGACGCAGTAATTTGTTTATATTCATCACTTGACTGATTGATTAAATCTTGACCTATATAAAAATTTGTTGATATTTCATTAACTGACATAATATTTTTAATCTACGTTATAAACTAACTTTTGCTGTGATGGTGTTATTACCTTTACTGTTTGTTCTAGATAATCTTTTAATTGACCTTTAACATCATTATTTATGCTAATATCTTTAATGTTAACTTTAATGTAATTACTAACATTGCCTGGTATATTGTAATTAAACAAAGTATCAATTTCTTCTGTTTTATTTCTTGTAGCGCTAGGTATTCTAAAATATAATGGATCGATTGATTTTGTCTGTAATTCTAAATAGTTAATTAAACTAGTATCAAAAGAAGTATTGTGGATCTTTAAATTCTTTAATATACCACCTTTACTATTGTAAGATATATCTGTAACAATGTTATCAATTGGAGTATTGCGTATATTTTGAGTATTGATAAATAGTTCCGGGTAGATTATCTTATCTATTGGAATTAAATTTGGTTGAAAAGTAATATCTCCAATGAATATACCATTATTGTAGAGTCTTATAACACCACCATTAAGATCAAAATCTAAATTAAAATAGTTTTTAATATCAAGATTAGGTACTTCAAAAATAATTTCTACATTAGATATATCTTCAGAATTAATTGGCACTGTAATTCCGTCCCAGGCACTTAATGATTCTGCTGGGTTATTCCAATTAAATGAACTATATCCGTTAGCAGTAAGAGGTGGTCCTGCTTTATTCCATTCTTCAGTTAATATTTTAACATCTAATAAGGAATTAAGGTTAAATTTAAATACTAATTTATCTCGGTATAAATTATATTTTTCATCAATTGCATAGTAACCTGTGGGATTTATATGCGTTATATTATTACTAAGTTCGTCAAATTTTGTAGTTAAAGACCCATTAAAATTAATTATATCAGTATAATCTTGTATACTGAATCTTCTATTTATATATATACCATTTAGATATATCGAACTTAAAGTTGGTGATGTTGTAAAAATAGTACCTGGTATATTTTCATTAGCAATATATACCATCTTTTCAGATACATCTATACCGGTGATTGGTAATGAATAGGTTTTTTCTAATACACCTGTAGTAGCATTTATTTTATCAACCACAATATTTGAAGATAAGTCTCTTGCAAATGATAAGATTTTTAATTGATTATTTTCTTCTATAAAATCTAATTTATAGCCTTCAGCTACATCATCACTTAATTCAAAAGCAGATAGTTTAAACCTTTCTGGTGTAAACTCTTGAACAAAACCTTTACTTGCTGATAAATTAAAATATTGTACAAATAAGCGGTTTTGAACCGATTCGATATCATAAATTACCGAATCAATAGAATCTAAAATAGGGTCTTCGAATCGTGATGCTTCTAGTACATCAAATATAATACGTGCTCTACCATCTTGATTAAAGGTAAAAAACTGTTCAAATGCTGGGTTTGTGGCTGAATATGCTTGTATTAATGTAAAAAAATCTTGATCGAACGATCGATCTTCAATAACTCCACCGCTTAATATAGCTGATAGTGGGGTACCGAGAAACGCTTCACCTGGTATAAATTGTGTTGAAATAAATCTATTAACATTTTCTAACGAACAAGCTACTTCATCGTTAAGTTTTTTAGGTGTATTTCCAATTAAAAATCTATATCCAGAATTTTCCGGGATTAAACTTTGATATGACGCTGAAAAAGGATCAGATTCTAATTGAAAATTAAGTGCTATATCTTGTGTAGCTACTAAGTTATTTAAGTCTAAATTAATAATAGGCCCGTCTGTTATGTATTCATTAGTGAATATAAGTACATTATTATAACCGTAAAATGTTCTACTCTTATATGATTTAATAATTTCCGATATGAGTATATTATCACCTTGTTGATCTAATGGTGTTCTTTCAAGTAATATTTCACCAAAGTAATTAGTTTTTATTAATTTATTATCACATACTAAAATAAAATTATTATTCTGTTCAATATAAAGAACATCTAAAATATTTGCAGTACTTTCATAGGTATTAGCTCTTAATAATTTAAAATTATTATCGTAAATATAAAGTATATTTCCTTGAGGTATAAAAATAAACGGGGTAAAAAAGAAGTTATTCTTTAATGCAAAACCATCTTCATATAAATTACCAAATAATTGAAAAGAATTTAACGATGATAATGTATCTAATTCTAATTCAAAACCTATATTAAAATCTCTATTAGGTATTGATTGTATATCTAAATTATCGAAACCTTTTATATTATTAAGATTTATTTCTTCAATATTTTGTAATTGAACTGAAGATGTAGTAATTGTAAATGTATCTTTTAATAATCTATCTTTTTGACTATCAATATATTCATTAATTTGTTTATCATTAATCCGTTGATATACATACGATGCACTTGGTTCAAAGGTAAGATTGCTTACTAAATCATAATATATTAAACTAGATCCATTATTTTTAAAATATTCTGCAGCTTGAGTTGTACTATTGAATATATTCGATTGACCTGAAAAGGGTATTGTATATGATTCGTCATTTGGAATATAATATCTATCATACCAAATACCTTCTTCAATACCATCACCTTTTAACCATGTACATAAGTAAGAACCAAAAATGTCATTTTGTTGTAAGTCATTAATCGATTGGAAACCTAAAAGATCACCACTTTGTAGCACAAATAAACTTACATCATTTTGTAAAACTAAAAATTCTTCATCTTCAAGAAAACTATTCTGTAGATTGTTTCTATTACTATCTGCAAGTTTGAAGACTTTATCACTAAAGTAAGGATTATTAGCAGCAAATGAACCATTACCAGCTAATCCTGTATCATTAATATTAATTTTTCTAAAAGGGAATAGATTATCTGGCATTGTAAATGCAGTAAAATCTTTTGAACCTATTTTAAATTCACTATCAAAAAATGTATAATTTAATGTTATATTATCGAAATCCTTTTCTTTACTTTTTTGGTTAGTAAAATTTTGATATTCTCTACCTCTATATTCTTTATTATCTTCTGCATCTTCTGCACCTGGGCTGTATATAATATTATCACTTGATATATGATTTTTAAGGTTGAAAAAATTTAAATTAGTATAAGTTTTTTTTTCATCTGAACCAAAAATAATAAAGTTATATAGGGTATTATTTTTATCGATTAAATTAAAAGTAAATTCATCATGTTTTGTTTTTTGACCATTAAATGCTTTTAAATCGAGTGGTGATATATCGTCAATTATTTTATAAACTTCTAAATATAAAGTAGTAATACCACCGTTTTCATAATATAATTTTATACTACCTAAAGATGAAATTGAATTACTAAACGAATTGTATACATGTGAAAAATTATCTAACTTTAAAGTGTTATCTGTTTGATACGATGAATAAAAGGTATCTGAATCCCCGTCACCGAAATCAACATCTGCTCTATAAAGACTTAATCCGTTTGAAGATTGTTCAATGTTCTGTAAATCAAAATTAATATTCTTTGTACCTGAATATGCAAAAGTTATAGTTCTATCAAAATTGTCAACAGGGAACGACAATGAAGGAATAATTAAATCACTACCACCTGTTAAAAAGTTAAATGAACCTGGTAATTGCGCTATAGATGTTACTTCTTCTATTACACTTGAAATATCTGAATCGTTAAAGTTGGTAAACATATCATTACTCAACGGTATAACTTTATTATTGATAATTTTATAATTAAAATAATGAATTGCTATTGAATTATTTTTTCTTAAAAATGTCGTTGTTAAAATAAATGAATTATCATAACTATTGTAGTTTAATTCACTATTTATAATTTTAGTTAACGATACTTTTATATTAGATATAATACCATAACTTTCTAGAAAGTTAAAACTAAATGTGTCGAGAAAATAACTAGATGGTTCTGTATTTCGGGTGCTTATCTCATCTATAATTTTTTTACTAGTATCGTACCTATATAGTTCATAATAAAAAGTATTATTGCTAGATAGATTCTCACCTGATAGGCTTATATTAAATTTATATATAGAATTATTTTCATGACAATCTTTTGTTATAAAGGAAAGGTCTGGATTAACCACATCTCTTTTAATTATCAAAGGTGTGTTAACTTGTTCAATAAAGTTACCATCATATTTAAATGTATCGATAATTGAATATGTGCTTAGATCAAAACTAAATGTATCATCATATACATTAATATCTAATATATCTGAATTTATAATTTGATTATATAAAGTGTTATTAAATTTAAATTTATCGTAAATAGTTTTGAAATCAGAAGCTGATAAAGGTACTAAATTTTTATTAACTACATCTTTAATATATATTTTTTTAAAGCTATTTACTTTATCACTAAAACCGGATAGTTGTTCAATACCATTACCATATCTATTTTCAGATATATCAACAGTATTACCTGATTCAAATGCAGCATCTTGTATAACTGTTATATCAGATGAATTTTTAATTACCCCTTTATTAGTTATAAATTGAATATATTCGTTACCATATATATCTGATTCGATTTTATCAATAGAACCATAATTAGTTAAATCAGTTATCGAATCAGTAAAAGTACCATTATTAGTTATATTGATTCTTCTATTTTCAACAGTTTCATAAGAATGAAAATAGTGATTTCTTTCATCAGCTTTTACACATGTACGTGAAGAAGAAGATGAAATATTTTTATAACTACTTTTATCGAAATAGAAGTTAAAAGGGTTATCTCTTTTTGTATTACTTAAATTAACTATATCACCATATTGGTTTGGGTCAGGGAACACATAAACAAAATTATCTTTTAATTCGGGTTTTATTTTTCTTATATACTCACCATCAACTCTTAAAATAGAAAATTTGGTAGGGTTGAAATATAAACCTATTTCTCTTTCGAAACCTGATGGGTATACTTCTTTAGCTAAGATTGAGGCAAAATTAATGTTAAAGAAATTTTTGGCTTTATTTTTAGCTTCAAACAATCTACCAGAAACGTAATCCGTTTCTGTTGTACTTAGATAATAGTAATCAGTACCTACTAAATGTTCGGCTAGCTCAGCTTCATATAAAACTCTATATGTATCGGTATCAGTAGTAATTTTATAATCAATAAAATCGTCTCGCTGCAATAGTGAAGTATTTACTTCATTAAATTCAACTACTAGTTTGTAAGGGTTAAGTTCAGTTAGAGTAATATTATTATCATTTAAAACTTGAACCAAAGCTTTATCAATATCTAGGAATGCATTTGTATTTATATCATTAGTGATATATGTTTCATTTACATCAACAGTATCAGGATTTACGTCAAAATAATCATTAAAAGTGTCATAACCTAATTCAACGTCAATTCTTAAAGAAGATAAAGAAACCACATCACCGGTATAATCAGGGCTAGTAAAAAAGTTAGCTATATTATTTCTAATCTGATCTTTAACGCTTAAATTACTTCCTTTACTTTGTTTCTCTCT